ATCACAGGACGGCTCTACTTACACAAACTTAAGAACTGATTCTGATGCAGACAGCATCACTAAAGACATTTTCACAGGCGATGGCTCTACACAGACTTTCACAATGAGTATTACACCATCTGGAGTTGAAAACATAGTGGTTTACATAGATGGTGTGATGCAGGAACCCACTCAAAACTATACTATATCAGGAACCACTATAGACTTTGGTGAGGCCGCACATGTGGGTGCAAGAATATCTGTGCTACATGGATTCGCTGATTAATCTATTGTTATGCCCGTAGGCGTATACACTATGTTAAATGTTTGCAACTGACTGGTAATGGTATTCATTACTGAGAGCTCCGGGTGAACCTCCCATTCAAATTCAGGTTGCCTTATTATAAAATCATAACAATCTTGTCCAGACTCAAACCACAGCCTGACACCTGACATCATGTACGTAGCATCCACTTGAAAATGTTTTCTACAGACAATCTTTAACACATTGTCCACCTTCATTCTAAATTTATTCATCTGGTCAACCAGATCTGGTCTTTCTTTAAGTATTTCGACGCTACGATTACGACACATTGCAGGCCACATCAGCTTCAAACTATACTTGTAGGATATTGCTTTATTTTGCACGGTCGATCAACTCCTGTAATTTAATAAAGGTATCACAGAATCCATTGTCAAGGTCATCCAACTGGTATGTCCTTGGTGGATCACAGATGTACGTGAACTTCGTGTTTGGATTTGCCAACATTATACTTTTTAGTCTCGTGAGTTCTACGGGATTAGATATATCATATCCCAGTAGAAAAATTATGGTCTGTCTGAGATAGACTGCCAACATCAAACTCAATGTCTGTGTTGAGCATTTCTCAGGATCTATATCATAACTCTTAAGTCCAGGGAAGTCAGGTAGACAGGTCACACCTTCGAAAAACACATATTTTTTGAACAATTTCTCTGGTGCCAACAGCTCAGTGCCGCGAAAATTGGCAGAATTTAAAATATCCTGTAGTGTGGTTTCTGTGTTGACTGTTGCGTAGTCGAATGTGGTGGTTTTATTAGCGTTTGCAGATGCTATAACCGGTCCTAAAGCACGGGCTTGTTCCAAGTCAAATCTAACGGGCAGATTGCCAACCACGGTTATATACGTACTTTTCATTGTCATGTGGTATTTAACACCTTTAATGCCTGTTTTTAATAAATATTCATAGTTTTGCAATCAAACCAATATCGATAAGGGGAATAAAAACAATGGCGATAGGACGAATAACAGGACAGATGTTATCTGCCAACCTAGCAAGGTCTGGAACTGATTTAGCATTTGAAACAAATTTATTAGCCTTAGATGTAACTAACAGTAGAGTTGGTGTGGGAACAGCCTCACCGGCAACTACTTTACACGTCTCGGCTACTGATGCACTAAGACTACCATCAGGAACAACAGGTCAAAGACCTGGCTCACCAGCAAACGGTGATATCAGATACAACTCAACAACATCAGCGATCGAAGGATATGTTGGTAGTGGCTTTGTTAAGTTATCAGGTGGAACATCACTTGAAGATGCTGACGGAGACACATCAATAGAAACTGAAAGATCATCAGACGGAGATGAGATTCATTTCGCAACAAACGGTAATGATGTTGGTCACATTAGATCAAACGGAAACTTTGAGTTAAACAATTTACAAATAGCAGACCAAACAATTACTGGTCTATCAACAAATGCTAACATCGAAATCACTCCGAACGGAACAGGTAAAACACAGATAACAAACTTGTTAGTTGCAGGTAGTGCCGACTTTGGTGACTTGAATGCCATTAATGTTGGAGACATCAATGTTGACACAGTAAGTTCAGATGACGGTGATGGCTTCGATCTAGTTCTAGATGACAATAAAGCAAACGCTTTAGAAATCAAAGAAGGATCTACAGCATACATGAACTTTGCTACAACGAACAGTTCTGAACTGATCACTGTAAGCAAAAACATGACTATTGCCGATGGTGTCACGTTTGCTACAAACACAGCAGACATCAATGGTGGTGCTATTGATGGTGCTGTAATTGGTGCCAACAGTGCGGCGGCTGTTACTACAACTTCATTAGTGGCAACGACTGCAGACATCAACGCAGGTACAATCGACAATGCTACAATTGGTGGTTCAACTGCGGCGGCAGGTACATTCACAACTGCCACGGCAACAAGTATACAAGCTACAAACTTAAAAGCAAATGATGGAACAGCATCAATGACGATTGCTGACTCATCAGGTAACGTTGAAGTAACTACAGCATTAACAGTCGCAGGTAACTTGACTGTAAATGGTACGACTACAACGATCGACAGTGCAACATTAACTGTTGAAGATCCGTTGATCCAATTAGCAAAAAACAACTCAGGTGGAGATGCCAACACTTTTGACCAAGGTTTATTCTTCAACAGGGGTTCATTGGCTAACGTTTCATTCATTTGGGATGAATCAGCAGACCAATTTGCGGCGGCTGTAACATCTAGTGAGGATGGAACAACAGCAGGAAACATCACAATAGACAGTTACGCTGGATTAAGAGCAGGTGTAATCACTGCATCAGATGTTGAGACAGGTTCAATATCAGCGGCAGACGGAACAGCGGCGGCGACTATTGCTAACTCAACAGGAGTTATCACTATCCCAAGTGCAGTATTGACTACAGCAGACATCAACGGTGGATCACTAGACGGTGTTACAATCGGTGCGGCATCAGCCGCGGCGGCAACTGTAAGTTCATTATCAGTAAGTGATGGTAACATCACGAACGCTGGTGATGTTGCACTTGACTCTATTAGTGCTGATGGATCAGCAATTGATATAACTTTAACTGACAACCAAGCGGCGGCATTGGAGATCAAAGAAGGATCTACTGTGTACATGAACTTTGCTACTAGTGACTCATCAGAATTGATCACTGTAAGCAAAAACATGACAATTGCCAATGGTGTCACTTTTGCTACAAACACAGCAGACATCAATGGTGGTGCCATAGACGGTACAACAATTGGGGCGAACTCAGCCGCGGCTGGTACTTTCTCAACTGTTGCGGCTACGACTGCTACTTTGACAAACGCACAGGTTACTAACGTAAAAGCAAATGACGGAACAGCGGCAATTGCCATTGCTGACTCGACAGGTGCAGTAACAATTTCAACTGCGGTTGAACTAGATGGTGGTAACGTAACAATCAACGAGAGTTCTGCAAGTGTTGACTTCAGAGTAGAATCAAATGGACATGCACACGCATTGTTCGTAGATGGTTCTGAGGACCACGTTGGTATCAAGACTGCCACTCCGGCATATGACTTAGACGTTTCAGGTTCAACTGATGCACTAAGATTGCCAAATGGATCAACTGGTCAGAGACCAACAGCGGCGACAGGTATCATCAGATTCAACACAACAACTGGAAAATACGAAGGTTGTGCAGATGGATCTACTTTTATAGACTTTGCGATAGCAGGTTCGGCACCAACTTTCACAAAAGAATCAACAACAGGTGACGGATCAACAACTACGTTCGCAGGTTTCTTCAGCTCTGCTCCAGAGTCAGCGAACAACGTTTTTGTTTACATAGACAACGTATACCAAGAACCAACTGAAAACTACAGTGTATCTGGTACTAACATCACATTTACTTCTGCCCCACACTCAGGTGCGAGAATTTTTGCGATAACTGGTGCAGATAATTCATCACTAGTAACAGGTGGTATTGCAAGATCTGAGACCAGTTCGGTAAACTTCACTTCAAGTGCGACTACTATCATGAGTTTCAACGCCGCCACATACAGATCGGCGGAGTTGTTCATACAGTTGACGGACACTGCTAACACAGAGTACGCGGCACAGAAAGCTGTAGTTGTACACAACGGATCAACTGCATTCATCACAGTGTCTAGTATCACTAACACTGGTTCAACTGATTTGGCAACTATCACTGCGGAGCATGATGGTTCAAACACAGTGAACGTACAAGCGACAAGTACTGGTGGTCAGACAGCGGCCAAAGTACAGTACTCACTAGTGGCGGCGTAATAAAACACGCAACTTAATTTAAACGCCCTGATGGTAAATACTACTGTTGGGGCGTTTTTTTTTACGGCCAAACATTAAATCAATTATAATCATGAGGGAAATATAGGAACCATGACAACAAGAAACTTTAGAGTACATAATGGTATTTCGGTTGGTGATATAGTAATATCAGCAAGTGCAAATACAATCACAGGAGGAGCGACGGCGGCACCAACAGCTGACGGCCAATTCTCAAACAAGAAATACGTTGACGATTCGATCGCGGCAATTTCAACATCAGCAATCACTCAAGGTAACAGTAACGTAACAGTAACTGACTCAGGTACAGGTGCTATCACGGTATCAGCAGATGGAACAGAAGTGGCAAACTTAGCGGTAGCGGCTTCAACGATCACTGCCACAGGCGACATCAACCTTACAGCAGGTGCTGACGTTAAGATTCCAAACAACATAGGAGTTGTTTTTGGTGATGCTGGTGAGAAGATCGAGGGTGACGGAACAAATTTAACCATTTCGTCTTCTGGAACACTTAACATCAACAACACAGGTCTTGCAACTGTATCAGGTGCATTGACAGTGTCTGGAGATTTCACAGTAAACGGAACAACGACGACAAACAACTCAGTCAACTTGACAGTAGATGACAACATCATTGAGTTGAACTCTGGTATATCAACATCAAACAACGATGCTGGTTTAATCATTGAAAGAGGTTCAACAGGTGACAACGCTTGTTTCATTTGGGATGAATCAGCAGATTCATTTACACTTGGTACAACAACTGCGACAGCAGGTGACAAATCAGGTGGTATAACAGTATCAGTGGGAACACTTGTTGCCAACTTGACAGGAACAGCGACAGCGGCACAGTATTCTGACGTTGCTGAGCGTTTTGCATCTGACACAACTTACACACCAGGTACAGTTGTTGCATTGGGCGGCGCTCAAGAGATAACGCAAGTTAACGAAGAAGCATCAGACGAAGTGTTTGGTGTTGTTTCTAGCACGGACCAAGCGGCATTCATGATGAATGGTGGCGCAGGTTCAGACGACACACACCCATACATCGCAATGACGGGTAGGGTTGATGTCAAAGTTATCGGTACAGTGAACAAAGGTGACAGACTAGTATCTGCATCTGTTCCAGGTTATGCGAGAGCGGCTACAAAAGCAGAATGCACAGCATTCAACGTGATTGGTAGAGCTTTAAACAGCAAAACTGAAACTGGAAAAGGATCAGTATTAGCGGCAGTAAGAGTTAGCCACTAGTAAATACTCATACTTTTTAGTAGAATCAAAGGGCGGCTCTAGGGTCGCCCTTTTTTTATGACAATAAAAACAGACTTCACGGACAAAAATGGCAACTATGATATTCTTTCAAAATATGTTAAGGGAAAACAATTACAAAGAATAATTGACATAGGAGCATGGTGGGGTCCATGGTCATTACATTGGCAACCGCATGCGGACAAGTTGGAAATATTTGAACCAAACCAGAAGATATTGCCAATGCTTGAACACAATATTTTAACATATAATAATTGCACATTACACAAAACCGCTCTAGGAGATAAGAAAGGCACTGTGTCTATGGGATATGCTACACATTCAGGTACGAATCATGTCACAGAATCACAAGGAGACATCCAGATGAACACCCTAGATAGTTACAATTTTAACAAAGTAGATGTGATAAAGATAGATGTGGAAGGATATGAATTATCAGTGTTGAACGGGGCAAAGCAGACTATCACAGAACAAAAACCTTTGTTGCAAATAGAGATGAACAAAGCCGGCGAGAGATACGGAATACACAAGAAACAAGTGCATGACCTCCTAAAAGACTGGGGCATGACCAGATTAGCCAAAAAATGGCCTGATCAGGTGTGGACATTCGAATAGCATAAATACTAACACTGCTGTCGGCCGGCAATGATAACGAGGCTGTGTACGGCGTATGCTGTACTAACATTATTATAGAAGGAGTACTGAAGTATGGCCATAGGTCGTATATCAGGATCGGTATTAAAGTCCAATCTGACCAGGAATGGTGTCGATCTTGCATTTGAAACAAACCTACTGTATCTCGATGTAACGAACAGTCGCGTGGGTATTGGTACTTCAGAACCATCAACAGCACTACACGTAAACGGAACAATAACTGCGTCAGGATTGACCGGTATTAGTTCGTTATCTATAAACAACACATCAACGGACGACAGCCTACTCATAACCAGCACCGAAGCATCAAGTTCGGCGGCACCTGTGATAACACTGAAACGTAACTCAGGATCACCGGAGGACGCTGATTATCTTGGACAGATAAAATTCAAAGGTGAGAATGATGCAGACCAAGAGGTCGTGTATGCCAAGATGACAGGTAAGATACTGGATGCCAGTGATGGCACAGAAGATGGTATCATAGAATTCGCTCACAAGAAAGCAGGTTCAAACGTAATCACAGCAAGATTCAGATCTGACTCTTTCCAACTTTTAAATGACACAACTCTAGTCGTGCGAAACATCACGTATCCATTGGCTGACGGATCAGCAGGTCAGTTTATGACAACTGACGGATCTGGAAATCTAAGTTTCGCTACTGTATCAACCAACTCTATATCACAACTTAACTCCAATGTCACGGTAACAGATTCGGGCACAGGTGCAATCACCGTGGCCGCAGATGGTGGCACGATAATCACCATGAATGCCACAACGGCTTTGGACGCATCTGGTGTTACCAACGCAATAAGATTACCCAACGGTACAACTGCACAGAGACCAAGTGGGGCAGTTGGTGAGATAAGATACAACAGTTCAACAGATGCCATAGAAGGATACACTACAGCGGGTGGATGGGCACAACTTGGTGCCACTACTACGACTGCGGAGAACACTGACGATGTTGCGACAGGTACCAGTACGGCAATAAGCACAACAGAAAAAATTATAAATCAATTCGCCACAAGCAGTTTCGACAGTGCGTGGTACCTGGCAATTACCAGAGACGAGATCAATGACCAAGTGTCAACTGCCAAATACAGCCTAGCACACAACGACTCAGCGGCCGTGGTATCAACATCGCACGTGGCCAGAAGTGATGACACTAATTCATTTGTAACTGTAGATGCTGATGTAACCGGTGGTAGTGCAAGACTGAAAGCCACCGGAACAAGTGTTGTAAACTCCGTGTCTTTCTACAGGATAGCACTGGGTGACAACACCTCAGCAGGCACGACAGGTAATGTAACGAATGTGATCAACTCCGATGTTGACTCTGCTTCAGAGAGCATAGATAGTTGGGCTCATGCATCATACCGGGCGGCCAAATACTACATATCAATTAACAATGCATCTAAGACAGAAGTTTCAAACCTCGAAGCATTGGTCGTGCATGACGGTACCACAGCATACATCACATCATATGGTGCCACCAACACAGGATCCAATGACCTTATAAATTTAACAGCGGCCATTAGTGGTTCAAATGTTGTGGTCAGTGCAACAGGTAACGAACCAAATCTGAGGGTAACTGCATACAGGATTTTGTTAGCAGACGACGAGTCAGGGTCAACTGGAGATAATGTTAATGTTGTTGCCGCAACCACAGTGAGCTCAACTGCAACAAATGTAGACTCCTTTTCAAATTCTACCTACACAGGTGCGTTCTATGTGTTCACAGGCTACAACGCAACAGAAGGTGCGGCCAGTGCCTCAGAGGTCATGGTTGTGTCAAACGATGATGTTTATATCACAACAGGTCCAACAATTTCCACAAAGGGCACAGATCAGTTAGAGTTTTCTGCCACACAATCTGGATCAACCGTAACAGTAAAAGCGGCATCAACATCAGGGTCAAGCACAACTGTCAACGGTTACAGGGTACACATGCTGAGGGGATCAGCAGGTGCATTGACGGCAGACACAGTGCTTGTATCAACAACACAAGACATAACAGGTGAAAAAACATTCGATCTTCCTATTGCATTAACTGTGGGAAGTGATCCATCCGGCGTCACGAACAAGGCACACATATATGCCAAAGACGAATCTTCAAGTGCAGAAGTGTTCGTTAGGGACGAAGCGGGTAACGTAACAAAAATATCACCTCACAACGAAGAGGGCGATTGGGAATATTATTCTAAAAACACAAAAACTGGTAAGACAGTGAGAGTGAACATGGAAGAAATGATACGAGATATCGAAAAACTCACAGGCAAGAAATACATCAAAGATTGCTAAACAATCAAATCTAATATAGTCTGTAACTTTCCCTTTATACTTTTATTGTTTAAAGTATTTTTGAGACCCATGTGTAGGTTCTTGGGCCAGCATTCAAACGCACACCAGCAGTAACCTGAATGTTCAGCATTAAGTCTTGGTATGAATTCTGATTCAATCGCTATCAGATACGTGTGGAAGAAGAACTTCTGATCGTTTGACGTGAACATCTCCAATGGTATAACTTTCTTGAACTTGGGCGTGTCCCCCACTTCTTCCTCAATCTCACGTTTCAGCCCCTCAAACGCACTTTCCGTGAATTTGCTCTTGCCACCCACAAGTCCCCAGAGTCCTTGTGTCTTCTTATCCGTCCTCTGTAGGAACAGGAAACGCTTTGTGCTGGTGGAATAGAACAGTGCGCCGGAACAGACTATGTTTTCTTTCATATCTTATTATAACAATAATGTACTAGATTATCAAGGAGTAGTTGCGTCAAGGGATGGGTCATACGCAGTGTTACCACCATCTAAAACAATACTCCAATTACCTTGGGTGTAGACGCCCTCGTATGACTTCAACCATTCCGTGCCATTGAATCTGTATTGAATACCTGTGTTAAGGTTTGTAACGTAGTGCTGAGTTGAATCAGGATTGGACGCATCAAAGGCCACATTCCATTTACCGGTTGCACTATTGTACTCAATTATATCACCTACACTAGCTACCAACGTTCCCCAAGTAGCACTTTGGAAACTTGCTGTTGAATCTCCAACATCATTTATCACAAGATACCTGTCACCATTGGCAGGTGTGCCTGGATCGAACGTTGCTGGATTGATAATTTTCTTAACCGCAGTCAGTGTGTTGCTTGGTATGGTGTCACTGTCAATGGTATAAAGCAATATGGTATCGTCTAATGTTGTGGTGGCGATAGTACCAACGATCTGATTTCCGTTTGGTTGTGTAAGCCTTATCTGTGATGTTCCATTTATTACTTTCCCGTACTGATCTAACAGGATTTTCCAATTGACTGGTGGGCCAAATGTTTCAAAAGGATCGAAATTGTTTGGTTCATTAGCACCTGTCTGAAATCCATCGCCGCCGGATTTGACGTTTACTCCGGTGGTGCCCAGCAATCTCAACTGATTACCTGTCACTAATAGACCAAAATTGTTTGGTGTGATGAAACTTCTCGAAATTAGCTCTCCATCTATCAAACCTTTGGCTATGCCACCGTCATCGTCGTATATGCTCATAATTATTTTTTGCACAACTCCTAGTTTTTTTACTTTTACAGGTGGAGACAACCATATAGGCATGCTGAAAGTTAATGAGGCAACATCAATTTCACTCTCCGCACCAACAGGAATAGTCCTAGAGCTGAATGTAATCCCCGTAAGTTCAACGTAACTTAAACTGGTCCAATCAATGTAATTGTCTGTTTTTTGTATTTCAAAATCCGGATTGAATAGATATAGAATCTGCTCCATGATTTGTAATTTTTGATCGGTATTTGATGAAAATATATCTGCCGTAACTTCTAGCCTAAAAGGTGAAGGCATCACCTTTTCAACTGTGTAACCTGCACCCAATTGATTTGTGTAATTTCCGTCACTGTCTACATCTCTCTCACGTAGGTGTTGCTTTTCAATATGATAAGCT